TGGAACCGGTCGGCCACACCCCGCAGGTGGTCCATGATCTCAACCCGAGTCATGCCCGTGGGGTCGAAGCCGGCTTCTGCGCCCAGCAGTTGCAGTTCGGTAAGTGGTCTCATACCCATGACTTCTTGTGTCCTTTGTGTTGTTCGGCGTATCGCTCGTCGATCCAGTCCTTGACCTTGCTGGTCCCGCCCTCCCGAAAGAGCTTGTAGAACTCGTTGAACAGCGGCAACTTGCGGTTGCGCTTCAGGGTTCGACCTTCTCTCTCATCCTCGAGCTCTTGCTCGAAGAGAAGCTTGCACCTCCAGCATGTGTGGGGCTTTCGTCCCGTGCCGTACTGGGCCATCAGGCAGTTCTCCTCATGTTCGGTCGCTTCGTCTTCTTCAGGTATTGCTTCCGCCAGGCGTCCTTGTTCTGCTTCTCGACGTCCTTGTAGCCCTCGGGGTAGGTGTAGTACCTCCCGTAAAGACCTCCGCTGAGTCGACTGATGACATCCTCTCGCGTGGTCGTGCATCGCGTGCAGCGCAATGTGATGACTGCCAACCCGTTGTCGGGCTTCCAGGTTGAGGGGACCTCATCCCATGAGTGTCCCAGGGTTCGGCATGCGGTGTAGTCACTCACCGATCACCACCAGCTTCTGACCGTTGCCGGTGCCCAGCTCGGTCGATGCCCTGTTCTCCTGGTAGGCAACCTCGCAGCCGAATGCCCAGCTGCGGAACTTGGTACGGAAGTCGTACTTGGCCTTGCAGTTGTCGTGGAAGTTGCACTTTGGAAGTTCAACCACCCTTGCAGTCTTTCCCATGTCACCCCTCGGCGATTGATTCGATGCCGTCATCATATATGGGGCGTGATGCCTTGTCAAGGCACTTTGTTCTTGTAAAACACCAGAGCGACAGGAATAACAAGATCAACCTGCCTTGACAAGAAGGGCTTGAGGGCATAAGGTGCTTATTGCTCAAGGGGCGAGATGCCCCCACCGACACATGAAGGAACGACATCATGGCCAAGAAGGCCCCCGCCAACAAGAAGGCTGCCGAGGACGAGGTCGAGCTCGAGGAGCTCGATGCCGCCGAGGAGGGCGAGGAGACCACCTCCAAGTCCACCAAGACCGAGGTGACCTTCGGGGTCGCCGACCTCGCCAAGTACCTCTCCGAGAAGACGGGCAAGGAGATCTCGACCCGGGACCTCCGCACCCAGATCCGCCGGATGGCTCGGGAGGACAAGCCCCGGGTCAACCGTGAGGTCGTGCCGGGGAACCGCTCCCGCTACGACTGGCCCGACGGGCTGAAGGACCCCGAGGTCAAGGCGATCATCAAGGCCGTGACCGCCGGCGAGCTCGAGGAGGGCAAGAAGGCCGCCCTTGCCAAGCTCAAGGAGGACAAGGCCGCCAAGAAGGCCAAGGAAGGGTCCAAGGGCAAGGGCAAGAAGGGCAAGGGCAAGGCCGCTCCCGCCGACGATGACGACGACGTGGTCGACATCGACATCGACGAGGACGACGACTGATCACTCGGGGGCGCCCCACCCTTCGCCCCTGAAGATCGCCATCGGGCCCCGCTTCGGCGGGGTCCTTTGGTGTGTCGACGAAAGTGTGCGTCCTTGAGCGTCCCTAAGCTCTTGCGGCTATGCGATGCGCCAATCATGCATGATGCAGGTACCCATCTTGACTCACGACTCCCTACACGACAATCAGCCCAACCGATGCGCTCATCATCGAGCAGCACCGATTGGGCTGATTGCGTAGATTGAGGATCACCCCCTAGTTCTGGGCCATCCCCTGGAGGACGGCCTTGTTGGCGGTCTTCTTGTTGACGAACAACGCGAGGCCACCCGTCACGAAGACGTTGATCGCCGCCAGCTGTTCCACGGTGACGTCCAGCCCGAAGGCCACACCAACGTTGATGCCGGCGATGATGACCGTGCTGATGGTCACCGGTTGCTTGTCGAGGATGTTGCCGGGCGAGTAACCCGGGTCGTCAGTTGGCTGGGTCATGAAGTGCCTTTCGGTAGGGGCAGGGAGGGACAGGGGTTGGGCGAGCCGTACTCGGTCGCGTGGGCCAGGTCTTGGGCAGCCTCGTTGCGAAGGTCCTGGAGCTCAGTCAGCCGGGCACGCTGTTCGGGGGTCAAGGGCGTCCCGCCCAAGAACCCCTCGCCGATCGAAAGGATGTAGTTCGACAGGTTCTGGTTGGCAACCAGGTAGGCGGTCAGCCTCTGTTCGTAACAGCCGAGGTGCTCCATGATGGGCGACCTGCGATCGAGAACCTCGGTCAAGTCGTCGATGGAGCTGGCCTGATCTTTCGTCGTGTGGCTGAGCGAGAGGAGCAACGAGACTCCCACACCCAGCAGGGTCAGGATGATGAGGGCGAAGACGGTCTAGGCGATGTCGCCGACCTTCTGGAGGGTGGTCTTGTCGACCCAGTGGGTGGTCATGAGTTGTCCTTCGGGGGGTGTTGAGGGTGGTGCAGTTCAGCGAGGGAATCCAACCACTTGTCCCGGTACTCATCCCTCTCTTCCTTCACGGCCTCGAGCTCCTTGTTCAAGCGGTCGACGTCGAGGTCATTCCTTCGATCGCTGCGGTTCTGGGTGGCCGTCAGCAACCGCACGGTGACCGTGAAGATCCCGAGCAGAAGCGTGAACACACCTCCGATGGCGGCATTTGCCGGTTCGATACCAAAGATCATGGTCCATCCCCTTGGTTGCTCAAGTAGTCCGTCATCAGGAAGAAGGTCACCAGGGCAAAGAATGCCAAAAGCAACCAGGCAGTACCCGCAATGGCGGACTGAGCGGACCAGAGGCTGACCTCGCCTCGGGACCAAGCAACCACGATCGCCGTAGCTCGAGAGGTGTAAACCAGGACGGTCAAGCCTCCGGCGTAAACGATTCTTCGGTCACTTGTGGGGTGGACGGCGATGGAGGCGCAGAGCACCCCAGCCAAGCCGAAGGGGAGAGACCACATGAGCTGAGGGCCAGTGATGAAGTAGGTCGCTTTCCCCACCCAGAAGGCGAAGATGAAGTGGGACACACCCACCATTGCACACACCGCCCGGATGAGGTGCAAACGATCTACGTCAACGCGGGCCCTCACCTCGTCGCTCACTTCTTGATGTTCAGCTGATGGACCCAGAACGCGATGTAGCCGCAGACCTGGGAGTCGGCGATGCCATCGACCTTGATCTGGGGCTTGCCGGCCATGCGGTTCATCACGTTGCAGAACCGCTCGAACTCGGCGACCGCCTCACGGGTCTTGGGCCCGTAGCCGGCCTTCTTCGGGTCCTTGTTGATGACCAGCTGGGCACCGTGACCTCGACCCGAGGCCGGGACCCGCTGCTTCGCCAGGATGTTGAGCATGGCCTGGAGGAAGGCGACGCCCTGACCGACGTCCCCGGGCTTGAAGCCCTTGGCGGCGGGCGGCTTGACCGAACCAGCGCCGTTCTTGATGAGCTCGATGTACCGCCCCATCGGGAAGTTGGGCCCCGGATCCCAGTGACCCGAGCCCGGGATCGCCATGCTCACGTCGTTGTGGGTGGTGATGCCCCGGAAGTTGCCCCGACGCAGCTCGGCGGCCGGCAGGTAGACGATCGGGATGCGGTACTGGTCGCACTTCAGCCGAGCGAACTTCGCCGACCGCTGGAGCATGGTCCAGCTATAGGCATCGTTCCACTCGCCGGCGGTCTGACCCGCGTAGCCGGCATGCTCGAGGCCGAGGTGCTTCGAGTTGACGCCCTTGGCGTGGGCGGCCCGGTTGTTGTCCCGGACGCACTGCACGATGGAGTCGATGTCGAGGCAGTAGTGCGCCGAGCTGGTTCGAGAGGGGGCTCGGAAGTACTGGGCGATCCGCTCGGCGGTGTCACCCTTCTCTGGCGCCTCCATGTCGTGGATCGTGAGCCCGACCGGGGTCAGCCCAGGCCACTGATCTCGGGCCTGCACGTAGGGGATGGTTGACGGGTTGCCGTCCATGTCACTCTTCTTCCTGCTCGGGTGTGGGTGTTGCAATCTCGTAAGAAATGGAACCACCGAAGCTATCACCAGAAGCCCAGTTGAATGGGTCGTTTCCGATCACTCCGAAAGAGGCATCTTCATGCGAGAAGTAGAGGTACTGAGGGTCGGTCGAGTCAATGACCAGGCACTGCCCATGGTACCGAATTCCGGTACTTGCGTCGATGTAATAGGCCACACCTGCCTGCTCGAAGCCGTCAACTGCTTGGAAAGGCAGCCGAAGGGTGAGCGAGGCCGTGGGGTGAAGGATGGTTCCGCTGAAGTCGACTCTGAACTGGAAGTGACAAAGGCCCCCGATCATGCGGTACCGAGTCTCGATCAACCCGGCTCCGCCCTCGTACCAGCCGGTAAACCCGATCCAGGAGTCGTATTCATACCAGCCCGGGCCCGTTCCAGTTCGACCCAGGATGAAGTAGTCCGAGCCGTTTGGGACAAGCCATACCTTGTCCTCAACTCGAGGGTGGTAGGAGTCCTTCAAGAAGTAGACCCTGGGTTGATGCAAGCCGCTATCGAGCACATTGATGGTGCAGCTATCGCCCTCGACGCTTACCACCGTCCCACGGATCAGCCCAGCGCCTCCTGAGGACGCGGGATCATTGGGTGAAAGGGCTTGCCCGATGAGGCGGGCAGCCTCCATTACATCAGATCGACTCTCGTTCACAGCTGCCTCCGGCGGGTGGTTGCGGCCAAGGTGCCCGCGTGAGTGATGCCGCAAGTGAAGGACTCCAGGATGAAGTGCCCCTCAGCCCCCAGTTCTTCGACCTCAGCTCGAATGACATCCCCGGCCTGGTGGGCGAAATGGGGCACGGCGGTGAAGTCGATGGCCTCGATGACTCCGGTGACTCGAGGGAAGTTGCCGTAGGCGGCAGCAACAGCCTGAGCTTGGCTCGTGATGAGCTCGGAAGTCATGAACGCAGGCACGGCACCGTAGATGGTGCGATCGGGGAAGGCCGGGTCGTAGTAAGTAGGCGAGCGAACGTCCGTGTCCCACTTCTCAGCTCGAGCAACCTCGACTGATTCCGAGTTGATGCCGGTCACGATCAGGCCGTTGTAGGCAAGCTCATCATCCAGCTCTCGAGACAGGTCGAGCAACAAGGAGGCCTCGTCCGCTCGATATGCCCACACCGCCTGATCGCCGAGCTGAGGGATGGGCTGGAGTACTGGCGCCCCGCGTTCGTTGAAGAAGAACTCAGCACCGAAGGAGGCTGCCATCTCCATGACCTTGTCTACCGGATCATCCTCCATCACGAAGATGGCGCCGGGGGCGTTGTACTTCGGGTTGCCCCCATAGCCATCAGTTCGCATGAACTCGTACGACTCTCGAGGGACCCAGGGCACTCGGCTTTGCACCAGGTCAGCGATCGCCGTCGCATAGTCCTTACCTGGGAAGATGCCGTAGGGGCGGACGAACTTCGACCGAGACATGCTGCGGGAGCGATCGTAGGCGTCGACGGTCACCTGGATGCCGCCATCCACCGACATGGTGGCCTTGGGCTTACTGATGCGGAAGCGACCGATGTCGAGCAACTCCTTAGAGCCATCTCGGTACTTGACGCCGCATCGAAGCTGGATCTCGTTGCCCGTTGGCCAAAGCCCAGAGGTGTCGAGCGGGTCGTTCGAGGGCACTACATCGTCGGGATTCTCAGCGCCCAGGGTGAACTGAGCACTGCTCCGCACCGACGCAGTTTGATCTTCGGTCCATGAGCCCTCGAGCACGGGGAGTGTACGAAGGCGCTCGGCCCCCCGGTACAGGATTGCTTCGGAAACGATCTCGGCACCATTGCGGATTGCCTCATCGAACTTGGCGCTTCGTGCCCTCATGCCTCCACCTCATCGTCAGGATCGGGGTCTGCAACCTCGATGAACGGGATGGCTACCTTCTGGGCTGCCTGGTCAGCCTCATGGGAGTTGTCCCAGAGGTAATCCTCCCAAGCGATGTCGCCGGCTACCTGCACCCACCAGGCCTTGTCCTCGTTGCGGAACATCCAGGTGTCTTTGGTCTCCATCCACTGCATGAACTCGTTGAAGTGGTCGAGACCGAGGATGAGGAAGTTGACTGTGAACTCGTCACCCATGGTCTGGCCCCGGTTGACCAAAGCTCGACTGCGGCCAATGGGCTTGTGAACCGTGCGAGGTGTGGGGCGGGTCAACGAGATCCAGTCATCTTGAACCGGGTAGGAAACGATGGAACCATCACCGTAGGGGTCGCTGAACCAGGTGCGGTTGCTGGAGACCAAGTCGTTGTCTTGACTCGAGAGACCAGCAATGTCCGACCCGGTCACGACGCGGATGGTGTACGCCCGGTAGTAGACCTGCTTGTTCAGGGGCATGGTGTAGTCGTAGAACTGGTTCGTACCCCCGTCCAGGTCGATGGCAAAACCAGCCATGCGTCGACTACGCATCCGGTGCCCACCGAACCAGCTCAGGGTGAGGGGGAACGACTGAAAGTTGACCCCATCAGTTGACCTCAGGATGGTGAGAGCCACCGAGTCGGTGTCGGTGACATCGGCAACCACCTGAATTGACATCCGCCCGTTCTCTGGCTCAGCCTGGACCGTGATCGCCGGGGCCGCTTGGGCGGCGATGTCGATGGTGAACTCAGCTTCTTCGTTGATCTCCCACTCACCGGGGCCCCGACGAGTGTCAACCGGGTCAGCCTGCTGAGCCCAGACGTAGGCCCGGTAGGTGGTGTTGTTCTTCAGCGGCCGGGGGATCTGCCACTGGGTGGTGGCGCTCCTCACGACCGATGACTCAGGCGCTCCCCCGGGTGTCGACGATCGGGTGATCGGTGCAGTCGTTTCTCCGACGCGATCCCAGGGACGCCCAGGATTGAAACCACTCCAACCTGCGACCGGCTCTTCGAATACCTTCACCGCATACGCCTGCTGGGGCTTGCTGTTCTCCGTATCGGTGAAAGTCCAGTCCACTAGCGGGCTGGTGCTCGTGGTGATGTCGCCGATCGGGGCGGAGACGTCAAGGGTGGGCCGCCCTTGGTAAACGAAGGCGAAAGGCTGGGTGTACTGTCCCCACCAGGTCTCCCCGTTGAAGTCTTGAGCCACACGAAGGGCCCAGTAGTACGTGTCGCCCCGAACGAGGTCGAGCATGGGCCCGCTTGGGGTGTGGGAGTAGTCAGCCTCATTGCCCAGGTACAAGACCACCGAGGGGGAGTTCTGGACCCCCTGAACCCGAGCCAAGGCATCAACTGGGCTGGGCTCCCACCCGCCTCCCGCTTCCGCAGTCGCCGCATCGAAGATCAGCAGATCGAACTGGGTCTGAAGCTGGTCCTGCTGGTAGCTCCAGGTGAACTGAGCGGTAGGGGCAGCAAAGCTCCCGTTGATGGGCCAGGCCGGCGAAGCAAGGGGGATTTCCCGAACGTCGTACTCGAGCACATACCGGTACAGCGTGCTCAACGCGGAAGCGCTGGTGAACTGCATGGTCAGGTCAGCCATGTCAGTGGGACCCCACTCAGCGCCCAACCGCGTCTTACGGATCCAGTCGCCGTAGTAGGTGGCCCGAGTTCCCCCCTTGAAGCGAGCCTCGTCCAAGACCGTGCTGTCCTCGACCAACTTCAAGATGCCCTGATGGCCCTTCGGCACGATGAAACGAGCCCGGGTACGGACACCCGCAATCCGGTCATCTCCGGTCAGCACTACGGTGTCACTGAGCGCCACCGCAAGGGTGGTCAGATCATTCGACCCCAGAGTTGCATAGGTCGTATCTGAAGCATCGCTCAGCTTGGCCACGTGGCCGGTGGCGAAGGTGGTACCTGACTCGGTTTTGAACCGACTCGAGGTGTTGCTGTTGACCGCGTTCGGGTCCAGTTCTTCGATGGTCATCGCTTCTTCCCTACTCCAGATCGAATTCCTCGGATGAGCGTCGGCAAGAATTGCTTCTCGTCGATGATTGCCCTGATCTCGTTCTCTTGACCCGCCTTAGTGATCGGGAACTCGAGACTCACGTTGATGACGTTTCCGGCAGTCTTGCTACCCACACCCCGGAGGGTCACCTGCCCTCCTTGGCCCAGGCCGTAGTCATCGAACATCTGTGTGGTTGCCGCCAACTGCTTTTCCACGTCGCTCATGCCCGCTGCCAGCCCCTTGCGGAGACCCTGCATGATGAGCTCACCGTTGTTGATGAGGATAGTCTTGTCGTACTCGGGGGGACCCTTGAGATCCTTGATCTTGCCGCCCAAGCCTCCCAGCCACCCAGCAGCGTCGTCCCAGATTTCCTTCATGCCATCCAAGAGCCCCTGGAGGATCGAACGACCTGCCCCCAGGAGGATGCTGCCCAAGTTTCCAAGGCCGCTCAGGATCTTGCCCGGCAGCATCGTCACCCAGTTGTAGAGCGAGCTCCACCCGGCCTTGGCCCCCCGGAGCAGCGCGTCCAGGGCCTTGTCGCCCAGGGTCAGAAGCTTCCCAGCGAGGCTCGCCATGGCCCCCAGGATCTTGCCTGGTGCCTCCCGGAAGAACCGAAGAACAGCCTCCAAGCCACCCTTGATGATGTTCTTCATGGCGTTCATCATGTCCGGGATGACCGAGTGCCCCACCAGCTTGTCGTAGAGCCACACGAAGGGCTGGAGCAGCATCTTGACGAGGTGCAGCACCACCTGGTAGATCGCCGAGAGAACCTTCTTCACGATCTGCAGCATGAAGTTGAACGCTGCCGGCACCACGTTCTTGATCGCATCCCATGCCGTATCCCAGGCAAGGTGAAGGACATCGACCGCAGTCTGGATCGCAATCCAAACCGCGTTCAGGGCACCCTTGACGATGGCGAGGATGAAGGCCCAGGCACCACTAACGATCTTCTGGATGCCGCCCCAGACCATGCTCCAGTCACCCTTGATGATCCCAGTGACCACCTGGATGATGCCCTGGATGATGCGAAGCGCAGCCGTAACAACACCCTTGACGATGTTGAACGCGTTCTTCAGGATGGCGATGATGTTGTCACCCAGCAAAGCCCAAGCCCGCTTGGCGAAGTTGATGAAGAACTTGAAGATCGTGGTCATCAACCTGAACCAGGCCTGGATGATCGGAACCACGTTTCGAGCCACCGTGGCGATCACGGGGACCAATGCCCGGAACAGCTCCATCAGCGAGGCGAACACTGGGAAGACGTTGGCCTTGATCCAGGCGATCGCAGATTGGATCGCGTTACGGAACGTCTCGTTGCTGCGGTAGAGCCGCATGAACCCGATTGCCAGGGCAACCAGCGGTGCCAGCATGGCGAGGAGGGCCACACCTGCGATCTTGGCGACCTTGCCGAAGTCGATCTTGGCCTGGAGGCGATCCGCTGCCTCCCAGAGCCGACGGAAGACCATGTACAGCTTGGTTGCCGCCTTGGTCACCCAGAGCGAAGCATCACGGTTGCCCGTGAGGATGCGCGTGATTGTGCCCATGATATTGCCGAACTTCTTGGCCGTCTGCTGCCCGTTCAGGAACATCCGAGCCATGATGGCAATGTAGTGACCAACCAACTTGAGGCGGTCGACGATGGGCTGGAGCGGCTTGACGAAGTCCTGCAGGGTGTCGATCAACCCGTCCACGAACTTGCGGAACGACTCCGACTTGGTGTAAGCCAGGTAGAAGGCCGCACCCAAGGCAACGATGGCAGCGATCACCAGGAAGACCGGGTTCGCCAGGAAAGAGATCTTCAGAGCATTGCCAAACAGCAGCATAGCTGCCTTGACCTCGACGAACGCTCGGTACATCTTCAGCAGGAAGCTGAGGAACAACAACCCCGACCCCAGAGCGATGGCGATGGCGGACGAAATGGCGATGATCTTGAGGGCGAGCTCAAGCGTCTTGGGGTTCAACGCAGCGAACCAGTTGACCACCTTGGTGACCCATTCAACAACACCCTTGAGCATCCCGAGCAGGGAAGTACCGGCCTTGATGGCCAAGGTCTCAACCGAGGACTTCAGGATCTCGATGGCACCGTGGAGGTTGTCCATCTTCTTGGCGGCGATGTCAGCCGCACTCGTCTTCTTGATCGACTCGGCGTACTTGTCGAACCCCTTGGCGCCCTGACCAGCCAGGACCAAAGCCGAGTTCATGGCTCGGCGCTGGAAGATCGCGTTGAACGCGGCAACCTTCTGCTGCTTGGACAAGCCCTTGAGCCCGTTCTGCAAGACCTGCATCACCTCGGGCATCGACTTCAGGTTGCCCTTGAGGTCGTAGAACTGGTTCTTGCCGTCCTCGGTGATGTACCCCAAGTCCTTCATGGCCTTGGTGGCCTTCTTGGACGATGGGGTCAGGGAGAGCAGTACCCCTCGAAGTGAGGTGCCCGCAGTCGATCCCTTGATCCCTCGGTCGCCCAGGATTGCGATCGTGGCTGACAGGTCGTCGATGTTGATGCCCAGCTCGTGAGCGATCGGACCGGCGTACTTCAGCGTTGTCGCCAAATCCTCGATGTTGATGGTCGAGGAAGCCGCAGCACCCACGAGCACATCTGAGAAGTGAGTGAGGTCCTCTGCGGAGGCCTCGAACGTCTTCATCGCGTTGGCGATGATCTCAGCACCCTGAGTGATACCACCCGGGAGCTCTTCACCGGCAGCCGCAGCCAGCATGGTGGTAGCTTCCGCCGCTCCACCCACCACGTCCTCGACGGAAACACCCGCCTTGACCAAGTCCTCCATCGCTGCGGCGACTTCCTTGGCGGAGTACTTGGTCTTGATGCCCAGGTCAAGGGCGGTGTCTCGAAGCTTCCCCATCTGCTTCTCGGAAGCCCCGGACACCGCCCCCACTGCAGACATGATCTGCTCAAAGTCGGCAGCCGCCTTGACCACACCGACGAAGGCGGCAGCGCCGATGGCCCCTGTGACGAGGAGGCCCTTGCCCATCTTGTCAAGCCCAGCCGTGGCACGGCCCAGACTCGAAGCGTCGATTTCTACTCTGCCTCGGGCTGTGCCCAAGTCGTAACCGCTCACGGCTACCCCTTACTTCTGTAGTGGGGGTGGTTGTTTGAACTGCCTGGTGCGCTTGAGCTTCGGAAGACCCAGGAGCTGACGCAGCTTGTCGTCGCGTCGTGTTGCCTGGACCTTGGCATTCTTGTGGGTGATCTTCTCTACCTCTGCCTGGATGAGCGACCCACCAACCAGGATCGCTTCATCCATGCAGTAGGCAGCGTACGGGGCCTTGATCCCCAACAGCTTGCTAGGCCGTTGGTGAATCTCCTTGGCCATCACCGAGAGCTGCCAGACGTTCTGCAGCCTCATCACGAAACGACTCGTAGTCGTCCGTGCCTCCCACGACGACGTTGAAGATGTGCATCTTGTCGTCGGTGTCCACGTCCTCGACGTAGAGGAGGTCGTCGTCCATCGCATCGGGGTCCCGGACCTGCACGCCGTTGCCGTCGTCCTTGGTGGGCACGCGGTGCACCTCGGGCTCCACCACCGTGGCGAGGGTGACCTCGTCGATGAGGCGGAACATGTCGTCGATCTTCTGCTGGTCACCCATGAGGGTCTCCATGAACTGGTCCTCGTCCTCCTTGGTGATCTCGTTGCCCGACTTCGCCTTGTCGAGCGCACCCTGGACCAGGCCGAGGAGGGAGTTGGGGATCAAGCCGCCCTTGAGAAACGACTCCATCCCTACGGCTCGCACCAAGCAGACGTTGCCGCTCGGAAGTGCCAGCTCGTAGGGCTTCTTCGACTTCTTGCCCTTCCAGGCCTTGGCGCTGGTGGGCCCAGCCGGAGCGGCGGGCGGGGTTGGTGGGGTGGTACGACCGGGCCGCTTGTTGCGGGGGTCGCCGCCCTTCTTCTTCGCTGCAGCCTTCTTGGCGGGTGCCTTCTTCGCTGCGGTCTTCTTGGCTGGGGTCTTCTTCGTTGCCATGCTGGCCTCCTGGGCTCCTGATGGGGTTGTTCTTGGGATGCCGTATACCAACCTTACAATGCACCGCAAGAGGGAGGTTGATCGTCATGCATCTGCAGAGGCGATCACAACCCGTTGAAGGGGTGATCGACTGCGATGATGACTCAACCTTCTCTCGGGGTAGCATGAGGGTGGTGTGATTTTTTGACTCAACTTTCTACGGGATAGTTGAGTTCTCGTGCACGTAGTCTACGACGAGGCTATTTTGGGGTGCACGATCATCGAGGGTGTGGGATGAGCTGGGTCAGGCGTCCTCGTCGTCGACGGCGATCGCCGTCTCGTGGTCGAGCCAGTCGTACAGGTCGTCGTCGGCGTTGCCGATGCCGATGCCCGACATCTTGGTGACCTCGAACGAACCGTCGGCGAACTCGCCTTCGATGGAGCCGGTGACCTTGGCCTTGTAGATCACGCAGTGGAGGTCGCCGCCACCGTCCGTGATGACCTGTCCCCGGATCTGGAACCAGGGGCGGACGTCGGTCGACTTCTTGTTGAAGCGACGACGCAGCGCCGGGGTGGTGCCCGAAGCCGTGATGGTGCCGCCGGCCATGACCTTGTAGGCGGCCAGCGAGATGCCGCCCTCCTCCAGGTCCCAGGCGATCTGGGCGCCCTTGCCCCGAGAGGCCTGGAGCTTGTCGTCGCCCCGGAGCTCCTCGAAGTCCTCGTCTTCCGACCAGGAGAGGGTCTGGGCGATGGGGAGGTCCACCCACGTGCCGGGGGTGTCCGTGTTGTCGAGGGGCGCAACGTGGACGTCACGCAACCCGTAGCCGATGATGGGATCTTCGAGGGGCATGGTTAGCCCTCACTTTCATGCTGGTTGGTTGGTGGTTCTGCGTACCGACGCGTTGTGAAAGCACCCGTACGAAGATCGAAGCGGTGAATCACGACCACACCAGGGGCCTTGCCGCAGAACTTGCTGCCGCAGCGTGTTTCGAGGGTGTGATCGTCGACCAGGATGCCGTGAAGCTTGTAGTCGCACCGGAGTTCGGACATGAGGGATGGGCTCCTGACGCGTCCCTAGGCGAGCGGATCGCTCGTGATCAGTTGCCGCCCGAGGGGCCCGTGCTCGAGCCGCCACCGGAGGCCCCACCGCTGCCTGCGGTCGACGAGCCAGCCGTCGATGCACCGGCCGACGCGCTGGGGCCTC